TTGGCGGCTGCGTTGTTACACGATGTCATTGAAGATACTCATATCACTAAAGAAGACATCCAGAAAGCATTTGGCGTTGAAGTTGCAGACATGGTTGTTGCGTTAAGTGATCCACCAAAGGTAGAAGGTGGTCCTAATCGTAAAGCACGTAAGGCACAGGACCGTGTTAGACTTAGCCAAGCACCAGCTGATGTACAAACTGTAAAAGTAGCAGACATGATCGACAACACTGAAAGTATTGTTGCACATGACCCTAAGTTTGCAAAATTGTACTTAGAAGAAAAGCGTTTGTTGTTAGAAGTATTAACAAAAGCAGATCCTAAGTTGGTTACAATAGCAAAGAACCAGGTGAAGAAATGAGTAAGTTTCAAGAGAAGTATTTGAAGCCTGCTTATTTCAAGCCTAAAGGTCATTGGATGGTAGGTACTGTTTGGCCTGTAAAAGGTTCTAAAGATAATGAATATAGTGTAGAACTTACAGACAAAGGTTTTACATGTGACTGTACTGGCTTTACTTTTAGAGGTAAGTGTAAGCACAGTACAGGCATTAACGAAAGAGTAGAAAGGGCAATGGATTATGATTTCAGCATATAAAGACTTAGAGTTTATTCAAACAATAAATCCAATAGGAATACAATCAAAAGTACAGTTTGACGGATACGTGTTAAGTATTGTAAAGAACGAAGTTTCATATGGCGGTGAAGAAGGACTGTATGAAATCGCTGTATACAAAGGTGATTTTCAAGAAGAACTACCTGGCATTACTAATGATAATGATACGGTAAAAGGCTTCTTGACATCCGTTGATGTCGATGCTATAATAAAGAAAATGTACTTAGTAACAGGAACAGAGGGCAAACAAATATGAGAACACAACCACAAGATATAATCGCTAAGTTAGAAGCGGACAATAGTAAGCTGGCTAAACAAGCAATTCTAAAAGAAGCACTTGAAGAAGGTGTTCCAGAGTTTTTTGAAGGTATTACAATGGCACTTGATGCTCTTGTTACTTTTGGTGTTAAGCAAGTACCTGAGCGTTCAGACGTACTAACCGGACAAGGTCTTTCGTGGCCAGTGTTTAAAGAGCTTGCTGATAAACTTGCCAATCGTGAACTAACAGGACATGCGGCACGTGATGCAATTGAACTTGCAATGGGTGTTGCTACTACAGAACAGTGGAATGGCTTTTACAGACGTATCTTAATTAAAGACTTACGATGCGGAATGAGCGAAAGGACTGTTAACAAAGTAGCACCAGGTACTGTTCCTGTGTTTACATGTAGCCTAGCACATGACTCAGCCAAGCATGAAAAGAAGATGGTTGGTAAGAAACAAATTGAAATCAAACTAGATGGTGTAAGAGTTATTACTATCATCCGTGACAACAAAGTAGAAATGTTTAGTCGTAATGGTAAACAGTTTCACAACTTCGGACACATCATTGAAGAAATACAAACAGTAATTAAAGACCACCCTGTACCTTATCCTCTAGTATTAGATGGAGAGGTAATGAGTGCTAACTTCCAAGACCTTATGAAACAAGTACATCGTAAAGATGGTAAGCAAACTACGGATGCTGTATTGCATTTGTTTGATACTATTCCCTTAGGATGTTTTAATGCTGGTAGTTGGGATAAGCCACAGAGCTTTAGAAGTCAAATTACCAAGCATTGGGTAGAAGACCATGCAGACGTCTTAGAGCACGTACAAGCGTTGGATTGGGAAGATGTTGACTTGGACACACCTGAAGGCCAAGAACGCTTTGTAGCGTTAAATAAAGCGGCTGTAGACGGTGGTTACGAAGGAGTTATGATTAAGGACGTTGATGCTCCTTATGAATGTAAACGAACTCATGCATGGCTTAAAGCAAAGCCGTTCATTGAGGTAACATTAGAGGTTAAAAATGTCGAAGAAGGAACAGGACGAAATGAAGGTCGACTTGGTGCATTTGTTTGTGAAGGAGTTGATGACGGAAAGAAAATTAATGTTAATGTCGGTAGTGGCTTTACTGATGCTAATCGTGACGACTTTTGGAATAGTCGCACTAGTATCACAGGTCAACTTGTAGAAGTAAGAGCTGACGCTATTACACAAAATCAAGACGGAACATATAGTTTACGCTTTCCAAGATTTAAAACTTTTAGAGGCTTTGAGCCCGGAGAGAAGATATAATGAAAAAGATTATGTACTTCCTTAAATGGAACTTCACTGATATGCAACCTTATTCAAAACGAATGTTAGCATATTTCGCGATTGCAATTTTAGGTGCCATATTTGTTCATGAAGATTTATTTTTCCTTGCACCAGTATTAATCTTTATTGATCTTACGCAAGACATAGTTCGTTCACGTTATCAAGACTTCAAAGACGAACAACAAAAAATCATCAAAGACCTATCTAAGTAATGGAACGGCTTGTCTTACACACCTTTGCAATGGGGGATGTGGAAGACCCCGACCTTTACGTTTCGCCCGCAATATACGAATGGCAACAGACTCCAAAAGGCAAGTGGGCAATGAAACACGGTAATGAGTTAAAATACCACATTTACCCTGATGATCACTCAATGGGATATAAAGTAAAAGTAACAGGACTGTTTGAAGACAAGCATTTAACATATTTAAGACTAATAAACAGTTGACTTTTTGCGTTAAAGCATATATACTTTTTGTAACAGCATTTTTGGAGAACTAGAAAAATGGCATTGCCAAAAACTAAAAGAAAGAAGCCTAGGGCCGCACCACGTATACAACGAGGAGCCAAACTTAAAGAGCCGGATTGGGAAGGCTGGGAAGAATGGACAGGCGAAGCACTACATAGACATCGTCGGTATGTACACTCTTGGTACTACGAGCATTTCAAGCCAGTAGACTTGTATGCTAACGTTCCTAAGTGGATGACTGACAATGAATATTCTAAAGACGATATTAAGGCTGTTAAAGCCGCACCCAATAATGCGTTAAGTGTTACAGCAGGCATTGTAGCACGAATGGATACCAAAGGTGCACCTAGACTGAACAAGAAAGAAGCAGATCACTGGCTAAGTTTGCCGGGCACTAGTGGAGAACTAACTTGTGGTGTAGATAGATTCTTACGTAACTCTATTGCTAAATGTATTGAAATTGGTAAAACAGTAATAGCAGAGAAAAAAGAAGAACAAGAAGTAGAAGCAAAGACTCTTGCAAAGCCAGTACTAACGATTCAAGATCGTATTCTGATGCAGGCTCATGTGACATGCGAAGCTATTGATCTTTGGCTAGACGGATTTATTAATGATCCAGACGATTTTAAAATAGACAGTTTAGATATTAATGTACACTTTATTAAAGAGAAAGTGTCACAAGCACATGCTAGAAAAATTAAAGACATCTATAAAGCAGAAATAGATGAAGTAGTTGAATGGCACAATATGCCTACACCAGCAAAACTAAAGAAGATGGATGAGCAAGAAGCTGATATGTGGGCACAACTTAAAGAAGGTTACGATCATAGATCTAAGAAACAAATGGCGTTATTGCTCAAAGCATTAGAAAAGATAATGACATCATGTGACATGGTTATTGAAAGTGCAAAAGCAACACGTAGGCCACGTAAGGCTAAAGTGTACAGTGCTGAAAAATTAGTACAAAAGCTCAAGTTTAAGAAGCAAGATGATAAGTTTGGACTTGTTAGTATTAATCCTGCAGACATCATATACGCAAACGAGCTTTGGGTGTTCAATACTAAGACACGTAAAATAGGCAAGTATGTTGCTAAAGATCCTGATCCGCAAAAAATGCAACGACCAGGTAGCGGACTTCAAGTTAAAGGTACTACAATTATAGGATTCTTGGAAGAAGAAAGTATACAAAAGACTATGCGGAAGCCTGCAGAGCAACTTAAAGAGTTTAAAAATGCTGGTAAAGTAGCCTTACGTAAGTATATGGACGACATTAAGACTACAGACACAAAACTTAATGGTCGTATAAATGCAGAGACAGTGCTTCTGAAAGTTGTTTGATAAATACTTACATGAAGCAACTAGATCCCAATAAAGTCCGTATAGCTGTAGAAGGACTACCAATTTTAGCAGAAGTTGTTGATGCTTTATCAAGCATCGATAACACGCCTGATTTGTCTAAACTAGCACTTAATAGTCTTAGTGGAGATTTAATCCAAGGCGGCACAATATCAAAATTTAAAAGTACCGGCATCAAAGACGAGTCCAGCAGGCTAGTTGTTTTTATAAATGATGACGGAATAGTAACTGATACGTTAGACGTTGAAACACTTGTAGGCGATACTAATGTAGCAGGAGACTTACATGTAGACGGCGAAGTATATGCCAAGAAACTACATGTAGACGAAGTAACAGCAGACGTTCGCAATGAACGTTCAGGACCATTAGAGTTTAATGATAAAGATGGCAACATCTATAACAAAGGACTACTTTGGCTTGCAGAAGGCAAGACTACAAAGCAACTAGTATATAGACCTAATCCAGATAGACTTTGGAGTAGCGATTCTGTAGACCTACATGCTGATGCTGCATACTTTGTAAACGGTAACTATGTTATAGACAAAAGCTCATTAGGACCAGACGTTAAAACAAGTAGTTTAAAACAAGTCGGTGTACTTAATGATCTTAAAGTCAAAGGCAATCTAACACTTAGTCAACACCTATTTTGGAATGCAGATGCAGACCGCTTAGGGTTAGGAACTGAAGCACCAAATGGTGCAATAGGTGTTATGGGCTTTGACTCAGAATTTATAATTGATGTTGATCAGCCCGAGGTAAGAGTAGGCACGTACACTACACATGATTTGCATGTGGTTACAGATGATACTTCACGTATTGTTGTATCGGCCAACGGTAAAGTAAACTTTGGCAACAAAGATACTAGTGATGCTAAAGTAAGTATACACGGCAAACTAGGTGTAGGAGTTAACCAAGTATCAGATGACGTTAGTCTTTCTGTTGCAGGTCCTATAAAATTTGAAAACAAAAAGTTTCAAACAGGTTCTGGAACACCTGTAGAAGGACAATATCGGAAGGGTGATATTGTGTGGAACGAAGATCCAAAACCGACTGGTTATGTTGGCTGGGTATGTACTAGAGAAGGTACACCGGGCGAATGGAAGCCTTTCGGACAAATATCTTCATAATTAACTAAAAGAACTTTACCAACCAATATGCGGGGGCTGATAATACGGTATGGATAACATTAAAAATCAACAAATTAAAAAACAAGTCGAAAGATGGGATCTGTTTGCACGGATAAGCCCTACGTTGTTCTTGTTGACAACATTATTTCTAACAATATTTGAGATAGTAAAAATCGAATATGCATTTTATGTAGGACTAATAGGCTTTGCGGTTACCGCTGTTACTTGGTGGTGGTGGGCAATTTTTACTATAAAATATCTAATAACTACACTTGCTCGAGCAAGTGCTAACTTAACTGACGTTGACCAAGAAGTCGAAGATGTTAAAGTAGAATTAAGGAAACTAAAAAATGAAGGATAATACATTTAAAATAATAAAGGCGGCAACTAACGTAACTAGCGGATTAAGTATGGCGGCACTTATTGTCCTAGGGGTCATGTATATAAGTTTCACTAATGCATTTGTGTTTAACAATTCTGGTATTTCTGTAACAAACAATCCAGTAACTGGTGATCAAATTAATTTTATTTTAGAAGGCAGTCGTGAGCATGAATGTGTGCTGACAAGAGTACACTCACATGCAATTAATAACGAAACCGGTAAGATATTTGATTTTGATTTTGATAAAAAAGTATATTTGAGGTCAGATGACTACCTTGGTAATGCAACAGGAGTTGTTGATCATCAATGGGGCATACCTAGACCAGAAAATATGCCAGCTGGCGTATATGAAGCAAGTTTATACAGTGAGTTTGATTGCGTATATTTGCTGTTTAAAAAATCTAAAGTCCAGATGTTTGATAATATCGTTCTTATTATAGAGTAAATACCTACATGTATGTATTTGGTAACGGTGAAAGTCGATCCGGAGTTGATATCTCTTCTTTGTATGGAACCAAAGTTGGTTGCAATGCAATTATGCGAGACTTTGATGTAGATCATCTTGTATGTGTAGACAAGCGAATGGTTGAAGAAGCATTAGAACACAAGATAAACACTAATACTAAAGTCTACACTAGATACGATTGGTTCCCAAGATACAAGAAATACAAAAACATAAGACAACTTCCTGAATTGCCCTACAAGGGCAATGAACGTTGGGACGAGCCGTTTCAATGGGGTAGTGGTCCGTATGCTGTTCTTGTAGCTGCACAAAAGGCCAAAGATGAAACAGTTCATTTGATTGGCTTTGATATGTACAGTAACACACTAACTGTTAATAACGTTTATAAAGATTCTAAAAACTATGATAGAGCAGATAAACGTGCTGTAGATCCTCGTTACTGGATACATCAAATAGGTAAAGTGTTTGAGTCTTACCCTAAGAAGCAATTTGTAATATACAACATACACAGTAAATTACAAGAAACTTGGAATTATCCAAATGTTTCACTTGACACCTTAAACAATTTATAGTATAATAAGTATATTAACACAGAGGACTTTACTACGTCGACCCTCTTTAAATACTCCGCCGTTATCTTATAGGAGAGAATATGGCTTATTACAGCACTAAAACATACGGACACAACATCGGATTATCAGCGGTGTTCCGTCAACCTAAAGCAATGCATTCGCATTGTCATTTACTACACGGTTACAGTTTACAATTTAAATTTGTATTTGGGTGTAGTGACCTAGATGAAAAAAACTGGGCTGTTGACTTTGGAGGACTGAAACCTCTTAAGGCTTGGTTGGAAGATAGTTTTGATCATAAGACAGCAATTGATATTGCTGATCCAGAACTAGAAACTTTTAAAGCATTAGAAGAAAAAGGTCTAGCAGAGATTAGAACATTCGACGGCGTCGGTTGTGAAAAGTTTGCATACCATGCTTGGAAGTTTGCTGATGAACTTATTAGAGAAGTTAGTGATGGCCGTTGCTGGTGTGAATCAGCTGAGTGTGCAGAGCATGGTGCGAATAGTGCTATCTATACACCATACTCAGTACAAAAGACGTCACACGTAGATGGCTAAGGTAGACAAGAGTCAGTATACCAAAGAAGAATGGCTTGCAATAAAAGCAGAACGTAGAGAAGCAAAGTCTGCTAAACACGTAAGCCAGCTTCCACAAGACTATTATATTTTGTGTCTAAAACATGGCACAAAATATTCTAGTGAATATGTTAACAAACTGTATAACATGATCAAACGCAACTGTACCCTTGACTACAAATTTGCATGTTTAACTGATGATCCTATGGATCTTAATCCTGACATACAAGTACTTGACTTACCCAAAGGATTACCTGGATGGTGGAACAAGCCATACATGTTTTCAAAAGACTTGCCTATCAAAGGCACAATACTATACTTGGACTTAGATGTTGTTATAAGCAGCAACGTTGATAAACTATTAACATGGCAACCTAATCATTGGTGTATAGTAAAAGACTACACAAGGGCAATGCGCCCCGGTTATAAAAAGTACAACAGCTCTGTTGTTAAATTTAAAACAGGTGAACTTGACTTTGTTTGGGAAACATATAAGAAAGATCCAGTAAAGTATCAAAAGTTATTCTTTGGTGATCAAGATTATTTGTACGACATAACATATAAAACTAAAGCGGCAATGTTGTATCCGGATAGTTGGACACAAAGTTGGAAGTGGGAAGTAAGAGCTACTAAAGACTTTAAGCCAGGCGGCATTAGAGGACAGCGTGAATTTAAAGATATTGAATCCGTTGTACCAAGAATAGAATGTTGCGTATGTGTATTCCACGGCGATCCTAATCCAGAACATTGTCATGATCCGTGGGTGATAGAAAATTGGCAATAAAATATATATTTGACGTAGACGGAACACTAACTCCAAGTCGTAGTAAAATGGATTACGAGTTCAGAGCGTTCTTTAATACATTTTGTTTAGTAAACGATGTTTATCTTGTTACAGGCAGCGACAAGCCTAAGACAGTAGAGCAAATTACTGAACCAACATACAACTTAGCAAAACGTGTGTACAACTGTTCAGGCTGTGATGTCTGGGAAGGCAATACGCACATAAGAGCATCGCATTGGTTACTTCCTGAAGATGCACACGAATGGTTAAGTATTAAACTTACAGAAAGTCCTTTTACAATACGTGCAGGCTTACACTTTGAACATCGTCCAGGCATGGTAAATTATAGTGTAGTAGGCCGCAATGCTGATATGGAACAACGTGCAAAGTATGTAGCATATGATACGTTTGAAGACGAGCGAAACAAAATAGCAACATCTTTTAACAAACTATTTCCGGAACTAGAAGCACGTCCGGGCGGTGAAACAGGTATTGATATTGCACCCAAAGGTTCAGATAAGAGTCAAATACTAATCGACTTTGATCCAAGTGACACAATACACTTCTTTGGTGATAGAATGGATGTTGACGGTAACGACTATCCCTTAAAGAAACAAATCATTGACAATGACTTAGGTATGTGCTATAATGTATACAACTACAAAGAAACTTGGAAACTACTCGATGAACAATCTTAAACGTATAGGCTTTGCATGTAAGTACATGCACCACGATCAAACACAGAAGAAAAAGATACTAGAAGAAATTCAGCGACCGCTAAATACTCGTAGCACAACAGTACAATGGCTCAATAGACAGACTGTTGATGTAGCCGAGCAACGCTTGTGGGACATTATGGTCCATAACATTGCCGCATACAAAAGGTTGATTGAATATGTGGGAAGTCTTCCTCCGCAACTTAGAATGGTCCGACTCGGTAGTGATGTACTTCCTGTTTATACCCAGCGTGATTGGTCTTATTATTGGCGTAAGACTGATGTGGTTGCGTACTGTGAGAAAGAGTTTGCAAAAGTCGGAGACACAGCAAGAGCCCTCGATGTTAGACTCTCGATGCACCCGGGCCAATTTACGGTCCTTGCTTCGGATAATCCAGAAATAGTAGAACGGAGTATAGAAGAATTTGAATATCACACCGATGTCATACGCTGGATGGGATACGGCAAGAAGTTCCAAGACTTTAAGTGCAATGTACACATCAGCGGTCGCCAAGGTCCAGCCGGTATCAAACATGCAGTCGACCACAGACTTTCTCCAGAAGCGAGAAACACGATCACGATCGAGAATGACGAAAACAAATGGGGTATCGAACACTCACTTGAGCTCGTCGACACATGCGCTCTCGTACTTGACATACACCACCACTGGTGCCGTGAGGGTGAATACATTAGGCCCACCGACTCTAGATTTGCTCGTGTAATAGATAGCTGGCGTGGTGAACGACCTGTGATACATTATTCATACAGTCGTAACGAACACTTGCCCGAAGGCTTCGATCATGTATTGAAACCCGAGATGGCACAACTACTAGCAAATGGTTACAAGAAAGCAAAACTTAGAGCACACAGTGACTTCTATCCTAATCAGAGTTGCAATGACTGGGCATTGAGCTTTTTACCATACGCAGATATTATGTGCGAATCCAAGATGAAGAATCTTGCTAGTATTGACTTATATAAATACAAAGAGGAATTAGAACACTATGAGCTATTTAAACACAATGTACAGCAACAAGAGCCAGAGCTCGAAAACGCCTGAAAAAGCATCAACAAAAAATCCTAACCGCGTAGCGGGTGGTCTTAAAGGACAAGGTGTTGATCATTTCGTAATGGTATCAGAAGATGGCGCAGAACAACAAATTCCTACACAGCGTTATGTAAATAGCCTGGAAGAGCAGATAAGAAAACAGCGAGGCGCAATTAACGTTTTAGAACGTAAACTGGCTCGCTGTGAATCTAGTATCGATCGATTAAATTCTTTAAACTCTACTTCTTAGATAGTTTAAATACTTCATCAACTAAGTCAGCTTTTTTCTTTCTCTTATCAATATCAACTTTAAATTCCTTTTTAGCAAATGCTTCAAGTTTATCTTTAGTTAACTTTGCAAGGTCTGCTTTCTTAACAGTCGCCTTTTTAGCTGCAGGTTTAGCTGCTGGCTTAGGGGCTTCTGCTTTCTTAGCAGGAGTTGGAGCCTTTTCAGGTGCTCTATACTCTTCGGTCGAAAAAAGGTTACGTAACCAATTAAACATATTAATTCTCCATTTTAATAAATTAACAAGAGTATTTACATAAATATTACTACAAGGAGACTAATTATGGTAGAAAAATTAACGTTAGAAAAGATTGATGGACTAAGAATTGACAAGAAACCATTCCAACCTATTAACCTTAAAAAAGACACAAAATTACCTGAAAGTAAAAAGTCTATGAAAACAACAGAAAATACTAAACCGGGAGGATACAAATACTAATGAAAAACTGGATTATAAAAAGACTCGGCGAAAGAACTACACTAGACGGTGCTGTATTAATAGGCGCTGGCATAGCATTTTTAATTTTTAAACCAATCGCAAGTTTAGTAGCATACGGTGCTATTGCATATGGCGCTTGGACTATTTGGAAAAAAGAAGATTAATAAATGGCTAGAGAATATACATTAACTGTTGAAACATCTGAAAACACAAGAGAAATATCTGATGGTGTTACTAAAGAACTGTACAATGCTACTATTACTAAAGTAGAAACAGGTCAAACTATATCAATAGTTGATGTTGTAAGCACCTACGATAGAGATGATTGGTGTAAAACTGTATTTGAACATGCAAAAGAAGGATTAGACTCAGAAGAAGGTCCTGACTGTTGCTATGTTAATGCAAGTTACGTAGACTAAAGTTTACTAATAGGGAGATCAGAACTAGCACTCATGTTCCAAACTTGTTTGCGTTCTACTCCCTTTTTTTGTGCAAATTTCTTACTATCACAGGTCTTACATACGTGAAAGTAATTATTACTTAGTCGCTTTGGATCCATATTTCCTCGCGGCCTATCAAACTCCGTATCACAGTTATCACATCTAAGCAAAACAAACGTCTTATTGCGTGTGTAGGGGTGTGTATGACCCAATTTAGACTGTCTTTCGTGCCTGGTTTGCACAATAAATTCTTTAATGAACATACATATACTTAGTTACATTCGGATTATAAAACTATTCGATAAATATATTAAACAGGAGTATTGATGTTCGTATTGACCATAACAGAATCTGCTAAAAGCAAAGTAAATGAATTATGTAATGCACAGCCAGACACGTTTGCTGTACATTTAGGCTTAAAAGGCGGCGGCTGCGCAGGGTTTGAATACGAATGGGATATGATCGCAAAGGATAAAGTTGGAACTCACGACGAAATAATCAATACAGGTAACGGTAACTTAGTAGTAAACGCAGAAAGTTTAATGTACTTGTTTGGTAGTGAGATAGATTATTCGAGAGACGTATTTCAAACACAGTTTGTTATTAACAATCCTAACGCTCAAAGTGCATGCGGTTGCGGTGTGAGTATTAATTTTAACAACAACATAGAAGACAATATACAAATTTTGGAGCTAAAATAAAATGGCAAGACAAGAAGTAGATATCGGCATTGAAGGTAATGACGGAACCGGTGATAGTATTAGAGAGTCGTTTCGTAAGGTAAACGAAAACTTTCAAGAGATATATGCAGTAGTAGGTAAAGGCGGACAGATTACCTTTACATTACTTGCTGACACACCCGACGATTTAACACCGTTTAAAGGCGATGGCGTAGATGCATATTTGCCGATGGTATCACAAGACGGCACAGAAATTGAAGTTAGAAAATTAGGCTCCGATAGTGATGAAAATGCCGCGGCTGTCGATACAATTAGTATAAATGTTTCCGAAGATGGCAAACTTATACTTAAACTAAATGCTATTTCATTAGAGTCTGACCCATCACCAACACTAGGTGGACCATTGAATGCAGCTGGCGTTGCTATTGCTAACATAGGCACAACCAACACTGACGTTACAAATTTTAACAATGTACATGGTACAAGTTTAACACAAGATGATTTAGTAATTGATAAAAAGTTTGGTGATAAAAATTATATCCGCAGACAAGATCCAGGTGAAACAATTAACGTACCTTCAGAATTTACAGAAGCTACGTCATACACAAAATCAATTGATTCTATTCAATCTTTACAAATTAATAATTTAGGATACACTGGTATTGCACTAATTCCGTCACACGGGTTAACACGTGGTTCAGATGGTTCTGCATATGTATTCAATACAGCAGGCACAGGACTTAATTGGTCAAGACAAGATCCTGCAACAGGCAACACAATTAGTAGTACAGATGTCGACTCCAACGGCGCACTAATTTACTCACCAATACAAAACGGTGATACTATATATGTTGGTATACTAGATGCAAACAACTTAGGATTCTTTGTATCAGCATCAGACGCTCAATTAGAAGATTTAACAGAAAGAAACAATAGACGTTATACCTTATCAACAACTGATAGTGCAGCTTTAAGCATTACTGATGCAGGGTATGATGCAGATTTAGAAGGATTCTTCCTAAGTCATCAAGTTATGCCACGTGATGCTATTACACGTAGACAAGGTGACACAATGGAAGGGCCACTAACACTACATGATCATCCAGGTGATCTTGCTGGTGCTGGTACTCCAAACGGCCTTGCAGACTTACAAGCGGTATCAAAGCTATATGTTGACAGTCAGTCAACAGAATCAAGTGCAAACATTTTTGTAAGCTCAGTTGGTAGCGATGACCAAAGTGTTGCGCCTCCAGGTAAGGAAGGTAGTTCATTAGCATACGCATATAAAACAATTGGTGCAGCGGCACGTAAAGCAGAGCAGATACAAATTGCATCACCGTTTGAACCTGGTCCATATATGCAAGACATTTTTACTTCACGTGTAGTAAGTGAAGGCGAAGCACCAACAATTGAACTTTCACAAGTAACACAAACAGGATTTGCTGTTGGTGGCGGATTAGACAGTAGAGGCAATGCTAAAACACTTGTTGAAGCAAACTTAAACTATATTATTGCTGAAGTTGTTGCATGGAAAGATGCACAGATTACATCTAAAGCAACTACAACAGTAGGTACAACTACTGTAAACTGGACCAATAGAGTTGTTGGAGATAGAGCATTAGAATTAGATCTACGCAAAGGTCTTACAGCGGCATTGTTAGATCATGTTGCTGGTACACTTGCACAAAGCCTTAGTGTAAGAGTTGGTGTTGAATTTTACAATGACGAATATACTAGATCACAATCAGGTTTGTTAAAAAATGTTTACGCACACTTATTAGAAAGAGCAAGAACAGTTACAGCAAGTGTAATTACTAATACTCCGTTTACTTCACTACAAACAATTTACACTCAAGACATAATTACATACGGTTCTAATCAACCAGACAGTGATGACGCAGGTAGTATTACAGCAAACTTAGCTGTACAAAGAGACGTTGTTACTAGCGGAGTATTTACAGCACCAGTAGCAAGAACAGGTAATAGATATGAATTGTTCTTTAGTAACTCAGTAAACGGTGTAACACAGGGTAAAGTAGACCAAGGTGATCCAAAAAATAGAGACTTACGAGTAGGTAAAGTTATTAGAGGTAAGACAAGTGGTGCTATTGGTAAAATCATTAGATACTTCCCTGGTAACGATAACGTAAATAATCCTGGTTCATTAGACGACCTAGCAGAACTAGAACTGTTATCAGCACAAGAGTTTACAACAGGTGAACAACTTGAAATGGGTAACATTGTCAACAATAGACAAATTACTGTTAGAATTGAAACTGGACAATACTTTGAAGACTATCCAATTAAAGTTCCTGCAAACGTATCACTAGTTGGTGACGAATTTAGACGAGTTATTATTAGACCAAAAGCAGAAGTTTCACAGTCACCATGGGCAACAACATATTTTTATAGAGACAAAACATTTGACGGGCTAACAGGTGGCAATGACAGTATTACTGGCACAGGTGATCCTAACTTACCGACAGACGGTGAAGCATACATCAATCCACTATCAGGCGAAACAGATGGTTACTTTGGTAGACACTACCTTTACAATCCAAACTTAACTAAAAACGTTGACAACGGCGGAGCACTTGCAATTACTAACACAGGTCAATATAACGATGCGGCCGTTTTAATTGAGAAGAACAAAGATTTTATTATTGCTGAAAACATTGCATACTTAGACTATGCAAAAGCACAAAGCAATGCTGGCGATGCAAACTTTTCAGGGTATGCTGGAGTTGTATGGAGTAACTCAGCAAAAGACAGATATAGAAGAACAATTGGTAGTTTAGTTGACGCTATTGCAAATGACTTGCGTACAGGCGGAAGCACTAACACACTACACATACAAGGTAGTATATTCTTCGACGGAATTAATTATAGTAATGAAGCAACACCAAGATATCAAAGTATTATTGCCGCAGGCGATGTAATACAGAATGTTATTATTAATAATGCGTACAACAACTCATTATATACAGCATACAAAGGTGCAGATCATCCAACACAGTATATAAATGCTAACCTATCAGGTGGCGCATCTATAGCAGGCAATGGTAACTTAGTGTATGACTTATTTGAATTACTTAAATGGGGTAATGACAGTACACCTAACGATGACTGGAACCCTGCAAAACGTTCAACTCAATTAGATGCATTCTTAATGAATGATGCTACTATTTTACGTAACATGACTGTACAAGGTCATGGTGGATTTATGTGTGTGCTTGATCCAACAGGACAAATCCTTACTAAATCACCATACATACAAACAGGTTCAAGTTTTTCACAATCACTAAACCAACAAGCGTTTAGAGGTGGTATGCTAGTTGATGCTTTCTGTGCTAACACTCCGATAAAAGTAACGGCTGTTCAAGCAAATGGCTTTGAACTTCTAGTTACAGCAGACCCAGGAAGTGGTTTATCAATTAGAAAACCACAAACACCTGCACCGTTCTATATTAACGGTATTAGATATCAAGTTAACGATATAACAGATTACAACGACGGTGGATTACTTGCACCAACAGCAACACTTATACTTGATTCAACATCAGGACCAGTAAGTGATGTAGACCCAGATGTAACTGTAGGTTGGGACACAGTTGAACTTCCAATACCGGCAGGCGGCTACCCAGTTACACTACAAACAGCAGGTAACAGATCACAACTTGGTAACGACTTTACACAGGTTAATGACCTAGCTTACGGTCTTGTTACTATCAACGGTGGTTTAAGTGAAATGGTTAGTATGTTTACATACTACTGTCATACAGCCTACTATGCAGGTAACGGTGGACAGATTAGATCACTAAACGGCTCAAACGCAAACGGTGTATACGGTCTTGTTGCACAAGGTTCAGATCCAAACGAAGTACCAGATGACGTTGTCTTAAAAGACGACATGATGCAGAGTGCTAAAACGTTCTCAGCAATCACAGTACTTGAATTAGATCAAAACGTAAGTGTTGCCGCAGGCGATACTATTGCTAACGCAGCTTCAACTCCAAGTGCTAGTGGTACGTCAGTGTTTGCATCCGTAGGTAAAAAACTTTACTTAGACAGCACAAGTGGCAGTTTCACTGTAGGTGCTAGTATATTTGTTAACAACGTAGACAGTGGTGCAGATATAACAAAGGTCGACACAACAGGTTACACTAACATTGCAACACAGTTAAGTGTACATGTATACGACTTAGAACATATTCCAAGTAACAAAGGTGAAATTGATTACTATCATGATGACGGAGTTACACCAACCAACAGAATTGCACGTTACGAAGTAGCAAACATTCAAAAGGTAAATGGTATTTTAGTTGACGGTTATACTATTGACAATACAGAATATACATTTACACCTGTTGCAAGAACAACAAACGTAAATGGCGTTATTGGTGTCAATGAATTAGAACCAGTAAGTGAAACAACTGAAGCAGTTATTGTTGTTAGCAAAGCAAACAAAGATGGCGGTATATATGGCGTAAGTATATTTGGTACTGAAAGAGGCGATCACTACAAGATAGGCGATACATTTAC